ACGTCTGAATTGTACTTATCTATTCCGGAAGAGACGGGACTTAATTTCTTCGCCAAATCATCAGGATGGAAATCTCTGAGTATAGGGCTTCTTTTCAACGCCGCCGCAGCGTTGACCTTGTCGGTACTGGATGATGTCTCCGATGTCATCGTGTCTCGGAATCCCACAATCGCTTCCAGAACGCCACGGTAATCATCTTCGCTCATCTTGGAGTCTTTATGTGTCTTATTGTAGGCATTCCTGATGTTCTCCGCTGCTTTCACGGTACTGTCCTGGAGCCCCTCATCCAGCTTGGATTTGGCGTTCAGCATCCCTTTCAACCTTATCTGCTCGGAAAGCTTGTCATTGACAATGCCAAGAGCCGCGGCAACCTCATCATTGGACGCTTTCTCATCAAGCAGGTGTGGAAGGTAAGAACCGTACTGATCGTTTATCTGTTTGATGGCAGCCGCCCTTTCCTTTGACCCGATGGTCGCCGAGGTGACTGCATCCTTCAGCCTATTCACCGCATCTTTTTCCCTGTTGATTTCAGAGGCTGTGTCAGCGGCGGCTTTCCGCATCTCTGTCATTTCCTTGGTGGCTTCCTTGGACCGCCGGACAAATGAGGTTATACCGACAACCACGGCGGAGATGACACTTAGGATTAGCCCGAAAGGATTAGCTTTGATGGCCAAACCGAGGCGTTTGAATGCAATAGTAGCAGCCTTGGTATTGCCGACAAGAAGATTTTGAGCCAATGACAAAGCTGCGGTACCGACACTTGCACCCTTCAGACTAAGCGCTTGTTTCAGCAAAGCGTCTCTATTCTCCTTGCTCCAGAATGCCAGCAACTTGTCATACGCAAGCTTGAGTTTCGCCCGTTGGTTATAGATGAATATGGCCGCCGCAATCTCGGCTATTTGGTAGCGATACTTGACCATAGGACCAATCAATGCGGAAACGGCTTTCAGACCCATATTCGTAAGTCCGACACTTTCAGACATCAGAGGGTTCATTTTCTCTCCGATTTCTACGGTCGTCTCCATAAGAGCCTTCTTCTGCTTTTCCAACGTGGCCGTCAACGAGTTGTTTTTGAGCTCATATTCATTGGTGATTGAGGTACCCTCGTTGAAAGCTTCGGCCGCGATCAATTGCTGCTGCCGCAATGTCTCCGTCTGTTTTGAAAGGCTTCCGAGTACCTGAATGGCGCGTGAACCGTTCAGCCCCATATCTCCCATCGCCTCGGTGATAGCTTTCATTCCGCCGTCCCCACCTTTGTTCATTCCTTCCAGCACACGGATGAACGCCTCGTTGACATCGTTGTTCAGCAAATCCGAAAAATCTTTTAGAGACATCCCTGCAATCTTTGCGAATGTCTCCGTCTTCTCGAACATCTTTGTTATGGTTTGTCCAACGGCCGTGGAGGATGTCTCGGCCTGCTGATGTAGAGAGTCAAGCGTGGCCGCAAGTCCCATCACCTTGTCGATGCTGATCTTGGCGTTAGGTGCGATACCGGCAAGCCTTCCGGAGAAGTTCACGATGTAGCCTTCGTTGGCCGTTGACGCGGCTCCCAGGTCGTTGATGGCCGAACCGACCTTCAGCATCGCCTTCTCGATTCCGAACTCATCCTTGAGGTTGAACACATCGACCATCTTTCCTACTTCCGTGATGGCAGCCTCCGCATCACCGCCAAGATCCTCGGAAAGCGCCACGTTGATCTGGTTGGCGGCCTTTGCGAACCCCAGCAAGTCTTCCTGACCGGATATTCCCAGCTTACCGCCGGCCCGCACAAGTCCAAGCAACTCGTTCTGAGCTGTCTTTGTGTCTATGCCTTTGAGTTTCTCACTGAGTTCCGAAATCTCATCTTTAGTCAGCCCCGTGGTCTTCATCGCATCCGTCATCGCCTCGTCATAGGCTAAAAACGCATCACGTGCACCAGTGAACCTGTTAATCACATTAGCGGCTCCTTTAAAAGCTGATGTGAGCGAAATGGCATACTTGCTAAGTCTGTCCATCATCTCACACGTTGTATAACTGACGGCTTTAGACTGATCGGTAAGCTCTTTGTATCTTGTTTTTAATTCTTGAAGTGCCTTGTTTAACTGGTTCCAATTATCGGAGCCAGGAACAGCGCGTTCAAGTGCAGTTCGTGTGGCGGTGATTTGATGCTTAAGCTCTTTCATCGTCTTGCTTGTAAGAGGAACTGTTTCTTGAAGGGACTTGAATTCAGACTGGCATTTCTTCAGTGAAGCCTGCTGAACTTCCAAAGACTTGCTCAAATCTTGATATTCTTGACTGGCTTTCTTTCCCGCCACTTCAAAAGCGGTCATCTTTTTCCGTGTCTCTTCAATTGCGGTTGTTGTGTTGTTTATTTGCCTTTCAAGTTCAAGCAACTGTTTCCTGCCGCCGTCCCCATTGATGATCAGGTTCAGCCGAAGATCCTCATCAGTAATTCTTTTAGCCATAATCTCACGTGATTTATGGCACAAAAATAGCCGCTAATCAGCGGCTGCAAAAGGACATAGATGTTGGCTATCCCACCTTTGGAGGATCAAAGAACTTTGTTCTGGTTGCGATAATGACAGTTAAAATGAAGGCAGGGAGTGATAGCCAGCCGACCACTTTCCAGTCGTGGATGTCGAATAGCGGAAGTGTCCAGATAATGACCGCGAACAGTGCCAAAAAACCAGTCGCTGCGAGGACAACCTTTTTCATCAGCCACCTCCGTTTTAGTGCGAGTTCTCTTGCGTCCTCATCAGATGTCTCACAACTATTTTCATCTATTCCTGCTAATTTCTCTATGCCTTTCCACAATGCGACAAAAGGGAACGTGATGATGACGAATACCCACAATAAAATCCTGCTTGTCACCGGTTTCCAGAACACAACCAGCAGAACGAGGATAATCACTCCTATCGGAACATCAAAAGAACCCCAGAACATACTCAATCAGAATTACGTGTTATCTCTACCTCTTGCAAAAATCAATCCACCGCTTTTCATGGTTTATTGCAGCATAAAAAAATATCTGTTTAAAACAGCTTATTATAGAAGTAGTATATTTCGAGTAGTCGTACAATGAGAACTGCTTATATAAATCTCCAACCTTTTCCCACGATAGTACTCTTGTTGGCAAAACAGTCGCATCTTTCATAACTTCCAGATATTCCTGTTCTAAATCTATAATCGCTTTATTTTCCATGACTTTCATAAATCAAAAGTGTTCCCGTATTGCATTTGTATTGCGAATGTGTTTACAAAGAGACAAACTTTGGGCCAAATAATCAAGACTTCCCGCCTGATTTTCACTTCGTTCGCCCCAGTTCCGACTCCCTGATCCGGGCGATGACATCCTCCGTGAACTCGTACATCAGCCGTTCGGCGATGGAGGCGAAAGCACCGAAGACATAGCGATTGTGGATCTTGCGGTTGCTCTTGACGGACTTGCCGCCACGCTGGAGACGCTTCATGTCCAGGAAGCGCTCGTAGGCCACGTGGACGAACGTCAAAGTCCCCGAAGCGCCGCTCCCGCCGGTCACAGAAACACTCCTGGACGACTCCAGCCGCCCGGAACGCTTCTTGACCCTTGCCTCGATGGCCTTGCCCTGATTCCTCAGAAGCCTCTGTCCCTCATCCTGAAGGATCTCACTAACGAAACGCGCCCTGACATCCATCACTCAAATGATAGTTCGATGCTGTACCCGCTCCAGCCGCCGAAGACGCTTGCCTCCGGAACCACATCCACCGAAGCCAACGCCAAACCCGTCACAAGACGGCAGTTCTGGCTTGAGGTCTCCTCGGCGATATAGGCCAGAATCAAATCCGCGATCTCCAGAAGCCGTGAATACTGCTCATTCTCCGATTCCTCCGTCTTGTCCAGCCCAAGCCCCTTCTCCAACACGAAGATCACCGTCCCCAACTCTTCCCGGAACGTGTCAGAATCCCCGCGCTGATGCACCTCCGGACGCGCCACGAGAACCTGCACACCCGAAAGATGCGCCAGCTTGGAAGTGGCGTCCGACTGCGCGGTCGTGCAAATCGGATCTATGTGCCCACAGCACTTGCAGGAGTGGATCTTCAACCCCGAAAGGTACTCAGTGAGCCTTTGAAGCCTTGATAATCTGCTCATTTCTCTTCCTTTCCTTATAGTTATGCCACATAATCGACAACACCGAGAACAACGGCTCCTCATCCACCCGGTCGATGTTTCCAAGCGTGTTCTCCTTGGCCACCTCGACCAGAAGGTCATTCCACCCGAAGCTGACACCGGAATGCTTGTCATCCCCGGCGAAAAGCCTCGACAAATCAATCTCCTCCCCGTCAATCTCCAGAACACCAGACTGGAGGTACTTCAAGCAAGCCGAGAACCACATCATCACAAGGTTCTTCCGCCATCCCTTCAACCTCGATGCTCTGCGAATATGCACCCTCGCATTCCGCTGGTCCACATCGGGAACCATACGGCCTGCGCGGTTGGCCTTCCCTGACCGCACACGGTACAAAAAGGCGATGCACTCATCCAGATCATCTGTTTCGTGGCTCCTGAAGAACCTGTTCAGAGCCGCCGAGGCGTGCCTGAACTCCCCGAACGTCAGATCTTGAAGCAATTCCCCCGGACCGTGAAGCCAAACAAGCCCCGAACGCACCACCGGCATAGGGTTGGCGACCGAATCAAACGTCAGCGCCGCCGATTCCTCCGAGAATAGGAACCCGAGGAAACTCTCGCACATCAGATAGACGTTCTCATCCCTTAAAGTAGGCCTGTGGCCGGCGAATATGTCGGCAAACCATCCCTTGACAGTCCTCCGCACCCCGAGCAGCATCCAAAGCACCCTCACATTGAATTCCAACGGAGACTTTCCGTGCTTAAGGCACCACTCGAAGATCCGGAACACCCCACGCACCTGTTTCGGAGTCATCTCACTCCACGAACCAGGCACCTTGACAACCTTGCCGGTCTCGAAAACCTCAATCGTGTTCATCACTCGGTGGTAAAGAATTTGTTCCTTCTGTCATTCACAGGCAAAAGCTTAGGGTCAGCCTTCTCCTCGCTGATCAGCGCCGACAAATCCGTCAAAGCGTCCTTGACCTCACTTTTCAGATTGCCGACGTACCAGTCAATCTCATCCATCGTGGCCACACGGTTGGACCTGTTGCCCTGATAGGTAGGGGAGAACCGCCTTGCGATCTCGATAGGGAACACCTCAAGGCTCCATCTCGTCCCTGCCACTATCACGGCACTCAGTATGGCCGCCCTTCTGGCCAGCGAGAGCACTCTTTCGTCAGACGAGCCATCGGCTATGGAAGCCCACTTATCCCCGGCGAACGGTCCTATCACCGCCCTTTGCCGCTCGATCACAAGCGCCTGGAGCAGATAATAGACATAGTAGCTTCCATCGACGGGATAGACAGCCTCGAACTCCTGAATATTCCTGACAATGGATTCGCCCGTCATCGTCCTCTTGGCCGACGCTTTCCAGTTCTCGTTGCCGGAAGTCTCCAAGTAGGTGTACAAAGCGTCCAGAGCCCTGAAATACCGCTCCCTCATTGCCCTGTCATCCCTGTCTATCTGCCATTCGTAAGGACTTCTCTCATTGTCATCGATCTTGACCTTCCGTCCGGTCGATTCGTGTGACACGGATGAAAGCTTGGCGTAACGCATCAACGCAAGACACGCCACCGGAAGCCTTACAGCGGCCACGAGTTCCGGCTTCTCATCCTCATCGTAAGCCTCCGCGGCCTCCTTGACCACCTCCTGACTAACAAGCCGCGCCACCTCATCGGTGGCGAACCGGATCTCCGTCTCGATCAGCCTGAAAGGAGAGGAAGCGTACCATTGGCCGGTCAGATCCTCAAGTTCCTTGGAACCGTCCCGATTTCTGTTGAACAAATCCATCATAATCACTGATTTTTAATCCTGGCCGAGGAAGTAAGGGCATCCTCCGCCGACAACTGCCTGTGGAAGAACCCAAGTTTCAGTCCCTTGCCCGGGAAATTGAACGCTATCGCCTGGTTGACCGGCTCCAGAATCGTCTGCGAGGCGATCTCCGTGTCCGAAAGCAGGAACAGCTTGAAGGCGTACAACAGTTCCGATCCTGATGCCAGCTTGCCGTTCACCATCACGTTCGACAACGACGGGTGAAGACCCATCCCCGAGGTGATCGCCGATGCCGAGGCCTCCGAGATCTTCAGCTGCGCCTCCACGAAATCCTTCATCTTCTGGTCGATGGCCTCCACGGACCAGGACACCCGCCCTGTTCCGCTCTCCGAAGGCATGTCCAGCGAGTAGAAGAACTTTCCAGCGTTCTCCTTTCCGCTCAGCACGTCCTGCATCTGGCGCAGGAGCTCATCAGTCAGGGTGCTTATCTCGTTCTCGATCCTGGTGTCATCCCACGTCGGGTTTGCCATCCTCAGACGGTCGCGCCTCTCCTCCCAGTACTCCTTAGGAGCCTTCACCAGATAGGCGAGGTTGATGCCGTTGTCCGTGACGTATTTGAATATGGTCGGGACCTCGGAACCCTTGACAATCCAGCGCAGCGCTCCCCAGTACTGAGGCACGGCGTAGAAATCCCTTGCGAATGAATATGTGTGGTTGTACGAAGCCGAGGCTCCGAACCGTCCCGGATTCCTCCTGTCATAGACCGGATAGACCCTCACGCCGGTACCGACGCAGGAATGCTCGAAGTCCCCCACGACGATGTGCCTGACATCCTTGATCTCCCGGCTGTCCGTCCACTCCAGCCTTGCGTTCTTGGATGGAATATGCTCAAGATAGGCGATCCGTGGCTCCCTGCCTATTCTCCTGCCTTTCTCAAGGTACTTGGCGTCGAAGAATCCTTTCAGGTGCAGATAGTCGGTCATACATCCCTTGATGTAGCTGACATAGTCCCAACTGTCCAGCCATGCCTGTATCTCCCTGTCCTCCTCCCAGCGATGCACGATGTTCCCCTCCTGGTAAGCCAGCCGGTTAAGGAACACGCCCTGCCCGTAGAGGAGCCCCATCTGTCTCTCAAGGATTCCCAGTCCGAGGTTGTTCTCGTCAAGGATGTCCCGAAGGTGGACGGGGAGGTTGTTGTCGTGGCCGAACGGCACGATCTTCTGTCCGCAGACGGTCTGGGGCAGCTGCTCCCAGTTCCTCTGCTGTGCCATCCAGAACACGGAGTCAAGGCTGTTGTCCACCCTGTTGGAAAGCGCGAAAGCCCGTCCGTCGTTCAGCCGCAGGACGGACGTGTGGTCGGATATCTTCTCGATTCTGCTCATACTAGTATCAGTTTTTGTCCGTTGAATGTCATCAGAAGCGGCTGGTAGAAACGCCGCGGCTCTCCGGTCTCCAGATCCATGTACCCCTCGATGAGATCTGCGTTCCTGTTGTGTTCCTTCATCTCCCTGTGCCGCAGGATCCCGCGGTGGACGTAGACGATGCCGTCGGACGTGCCTTTCGATGGATTGTAGGACATGAACGAGAAACTGAAGCTCCTGTCTTCCTCGGACAGTCGCCTCATCTCGGCCAGTGCTTCATATACGTTCATATCACAAAGTTAGCGTCAGCCACGCCTGGATAAAGGACATCGGAGAAGGCCGCCGGGTGCGTCCGGACAACCGGAACATGGTGGCCGGGGCTTCTGTTGAAGCGCGCGCTGAAGCCCAAAACGACAGCGGAAACCGTTGAAATCACAGCAGACAGACACTCTTTTATGAATATTTTCCCGTCAAATGAGTGAAGTACAGTACTTTGCGTCCCAAGGGCGCGAAACGGTGCCTTTTTCGGTCGAAGAAGACCCCGGGCCGCGCAACGGAAGAATCGCAATTGCGATTCCTTCCCGAGGGTGATATATGGCGCACGCCTCGCTCAGTCCTTGTTTTTCCCGACCGCACGAGGATCCGTCGCCGAGGACGGCAGCATCGTCTTGCCGCTGGCCACGCCTCTGAGTTGCTTGGTCATCACAAGATACTTGAATGAGTCTGATGGGTTGGTGGACTCCGTAGGCAGCTGCTCCACCGGTAACTTCTCGCTTTTCTTATCCTTGAACACAACCCCGTTCCTGACCACAGTCCTTGCCTTCTCCAATGACAGCTTCAGATGCTTGGCCGCATACGCGTCGATGCGAATCACCGGCAACCGTGGATTACGCTCACTCATTATCTCCTGCATAAATGAATATTCCTCCGGCTGCCCGATGTTGCCCTGGTTGATGGACATAAGCTGCACCGTCCACCCTGTACGGCGGCCGGATTCATCATATTCAATAGCCTTCTTTAACTTGCCGACCTGATCCTCACCCACGGACTTGTAGGAGTTGCCTGCGCGGTCATAGTACAGCATCAGGGTCTTGCGCCTCACAGGTGCGAAGAAGGCGAGGAACTTCTCTCCAAGGTCAGGGACATATTCAGGCGCAAGAGTGTAGAGGAACTTCACAACACGCAGGCACGAGCGTCCCTTCTCGGTGTCATTCTGGGCGATGGACATCGAGCACATATTCCCGAAATCCACTCCTGCTATGAGCGGTTTGTCCAGATCGAGATATTTCAGCACCCTGCAATCCTCCTGATCAAGCAGTCCGAATCCATCGTAGGCTTCCTCATCCGTGCCATCATAATAGAAGTGGCGTTCACTCAAGGAGGTGTAGAAGCGGTCGCCTGATTCCAGGGACGGGCGCATAGAGAGGATGGCCGTGTTCAGATCAGGAAGCTTACCCGAGATGGCATCCCCGAACCATTGCTCTGTGAGGATGTCCACATTGATGTAGGATGATGCCAGCATGAAGAAAGTCCTGGCTTCCTTACGCATCCTAAGTTCAGTCCATCGGGCTTTCCACTGTTCGGCCACACGGCATTTGCTGCGATAGACGTTCAGGTCATCGGCACTGTGGGTTTTCAACCATTTGTCCTTGGCGGCGGCAGCCTCGTGCAGGCATTCGTTATAGACCAGGCCGGCTTTCAGCACAAGCACGATGGCCGGGATGTCCATATTGTGGGCATATTTCAGGATCCAGTCATATTCCCCGATGTGCGTGGTGTCCGGCATATCGGTGGTGAAACTGAATCCTCGGTAGAAGACACTGTGACCATATTCCTGCCTGTAGCCACGGACTGCCTTCAGCAGGTTGGAGATCTTGTCTTCCCGGAAATATTTCACCTCATCCCCGAAGCAGAACACGTAGGAGGCTCCGGCCAGTGTGGCAGGGCGGTCGAGGGAACCGAACCGGATGTTGGTGCCGGTGTAGAAGATGATGGTGCGCTTGTAGGAGACCAGTTTGTTGAACGGTTTCCAGAAATGGGGCTTAAGCCAGTCCGGGAGACCAGCCTTTTCCGCATCTGTAAAGGTGGGCGGCTCCTTCTCGATGACATAGTGGACACCCTCACGGAGTCCTTTTCGTTCCAGCCCCTCCAGAACAGAAGGGAGGATGTTGGCGTTCAGGTTCGTGAACGTGTCGGCCACCCAGACGACGGGCGCTCCTGGCATATCATAGATGACATCCAGCAGTCTTTCGGCCTGGATGTCGGTTGTCTTGGCTCCGCCACGCCCCACGACATTGAGGTTCTGACAGGCGCCGGCCAGCGACACGATCTGGGCGAAAGGGTTCTGGTACTGGACGGAGGCGGCTTGTGTGGATTCAGGTTTAACTCTCTTCCTTTGCATCCTCAAGGTATTTTACGATGTCGAGATCAACGATGCCTGCATCGGTCCTGAGCCGTCTCTTGACGGACTCCGGAGCGACCACGGTGTCAATCTGCCTTTCCAGCTCATCACGGTTGGCTGCCGGAAGTCCGATGGATTCTGGCGTTGCGGAAAGCAGACGGAACATCGGCTGGTAGATTTCAGCCGGAAGCTTGGCCGGATCATCTTTGTCCAGCTGGAGGGCACGAGCCTTGTTGACGAGGATATCGGCGGCCACGGCGTAGTCCTTGGAGGTCTTTGCGGCGTCCCTCGCGGCGACATAGAGTGTGTCGAACTGATCCGCCATCTTGTTGCGCATCGCCTCTTTGGAGACCTTACGGTTGCAGAAGAAGAGCTCCACGGCTTCTGAATATATGTCCGCGGCACGCTGGTAGGGGATGCAGAAAGGGGCGCTGGTCAGGAACTTGATCGTCCTCCTTTTGCCATACTGGCCGTCCAATGAATATATCAGCGTCAGCAGGTCTATGTAGATCTGTTCCTTGTCGGAAAGGTTGCCCTTTGATCCGGAAGCAATATATTCCTGAATCTTCTCGAACGCGCCTTCTTTCTCGGCACCGCCGAACAGATCCAGCTTTGAGATGGTGAAACTTTTGTCCCGGACGATGTCGCGGAACTGCTCGACGGAGTCGGCGTCGCCACCCATAGCTCCACGCACAACGGCAAGTTCGATCTTGGCCCTCTTCTCCAGCTGGCCGCGTTTGATGGCGTTGCTGATCCGCTGATCATCTACCGTGACGGGATCAGCCAAGATGACATCCAATTGCCTTTCTGTGATGTCAAGGAATCCGGCCAGTTCGGCATCAGTCCAGCCGATGGCCGCAAGGGATGAAAGATCATCGAGAAGTTCGGTTGTCAGTTCCTTCATATTCTTTAATCATTCGGTTTATCTCATCGAGCGTCATCTTCAGGCGGGAAAGCCTTTCCTCTCTTGACACTTTCAGGTCAGGGCGGTCGCCTTTCTTGATTTCCCGCTCCGCGCGCCAGATGGAATCCTGGACATTGCGCCTTTTCCGGATTAGCTCGGTGATCGGCATTCGTCTCAGATTATCCAGTTTCTTTGTCAAGGCGAAAATCGGATGTTTGCCAAGAATCCGGTGATGCTCCTTGTAGTATTGAAATTCAGTGCGGGAAACTGAATTTTGATAAAAATTTCTTACCGTTTTTTCCGCGGCCTCGAAGCACTCTTCCGGAGTGGTGCATTTGAACAGATCCTCGTGGGCGTTGACATAGTTGTGCCACGATGTGATCATATCCGCGGCAAGGGCCTTCAGTTCGGTCGGGCAATCAGGTTCGGAGAGGAACGGCCAGTCTTCCCGGAACCGCCCGCCTTTCGTCAATGTCTGCGAGAACGGAACCTCTGTGGCGAACGGAAGCAAAGCTTTCTTCAGGAGGTGTGAATATTCCTTCGGCGCTTTCCTGACAAGAGCGTCGAGCCACTTGTTGGGCGCGTATATGCTCAAGAGCCGAAGTCCTTCAGTGACCTCGGCTCCCGAACATATCCATCTGTCAATCTCGTTACTCATTCAGCAGGTACTGGTCAATCAGATGTGTGATGGCCGCATAGCCTTGAGGAGTGGCGAACACGAACTTCTTGCGGACGAACGCCTCGATGACAAGGTGCTCGCAAGGGTTCGCGCGATAGACCGGTGTCACGATGTTGCCGAACCGGAATCCGGCCTCGATTGGTCTGTGGAGATTCTTCTTGAAGTAGTCCTTCAGGAACTCCTCCGCTGTCTGGTCTTGCACCGGAAGCATCTCCACGAGTTTCTCCTTGGAGAACGGTTTCGGCAGCCTTTCGCTGAAAACCTTGTTGCCTTGAACGTCAAGGAACACAAGCGGTGTGGCCAGTTCTCCGATGGAAATCTTGGCGCAAGGAACGCAGTTGGCCGGCACGAGGATGAAATCATCGGAGATATTGTTGTCGGCGATGATTCCGGCAAGAATGTCATGGATGTCAGCGTCCGGTTCAACCGTGATGACAACAGGCTTGACACCTGTCATCTTCTCCCAGACTTTGGACAACTGGTCGTCCGTGCCCTCGTAGGCACAGACAACCAGATTCGTTCCGCCGCTTACAGGGTTGCCCGCAACCTTGCCTTCGACGGCTTTTGTGTCGATCTTAGACATCCGCTAAGCTCCTCCGGTCGCGCTTGTGGCGTCCTCGGCGATCTCCGGCATCTCTCCGGCATATTCACCGGCCAGGAACTTGTCAGGCAACGCCTGCTTCCAGGTAAGAGTCCTCTTGGTCGCCTCACCGTCCATCTTGGTCTCAAGAGACAACCTGAGCGGGTTGCAGACACGTCCCATAATCTGAGGACGGCCAGCAGTTGTTCCGTCGCACTCCTGCACGATGGCGATCACGCCACGGTTCTTGAAGATCTCGATGAAATTCTTGATGGCCACTGAGTTGCCCGGGTGGTCGAATACGATACCGGTCTTGATTCCCTCGGCGTCCGGATCTCCGGAAAGTTCCTCGGTGACCTGAATCGTGGAAGCCGTGGCATAGATGGAGATTGCCTTTGCGCCGGTCTTCAATGTGAGGTCTCCAGTTACAACGCAGTTGCCAACCTCTCTTGTCGGTTCGCTGGCGACATCCTCCACATCTACGAGGATGATCTGTGATTTTCTGGTGGCGGCGCAACCAGCGCCGTCACCAGGTCTTGGAATTGATGATTTAACGTAAGCCATAATTCACGCTTGTTATTTGGTTATGCACCGCCTTGACCCTGATCCGGGTTGGTATCTGAACCCTGATCCTTGGTGTTGTCAGCAGCCTTCTTTCCGTTCTCCCACTTGTCGGTGTCCGGAACATCGGAGACGATGCTCTCGACAGGAGTGTAGCCATCAGGCACGGCGGCATACACGGCCTCGGCGATCTTGAAGCCCGTAGAGAGGGAGTACTCGCCGAACACCTTCACATCGTAGTTCTGCTCCTCGATCTTGACGATGCAGTTCTCCGCCTTGGAGAGGTCAACCAGCTCCACGAAGTTCTCCTTTGGAGTCGCGAAGATGATAGGGGAGTTGTACATCGATTTCAGAGGTACGAGGTGGAAGTTGGTGAAGCGGATGTTTCCGTCATTCTCCACGCCGGTGTACTTGCCGTTGACGGCGAAGTCCGCCCTCTTGTAGCGGGTGAGCAGCTGCTCGGAGCAGTGGATGGTCACGATGTGTGCGAACAGTCCGGAGATGCTGTCCACGAAGCCGTCGATGTAGGCGAGGAGCTCGGAGTCCGACATCGCCATCGGGTCGGCTGCTGCCTTGTAGTAGTTGATCTTGCAGTTCTCATCGGACTTGCCCTCCACAAGGATGGTCTCGAAACCGTCCATAGAGTTCTTGGCGGCCTTGCCCGCGTCACCGTCAGCGACAACGCCAGCATCGATGAACTTACCCTTTGCGATCATCGAGATGGTGATGTCATCCAGCACCTTAGGCAGGATGTGGTTCTCGATGATGTAGCGGGTGATAGGCATATCCGCCATAGTCTTGCCCTGCTCGTAGAGATAGAGCAGCCAGCTCTTGAGCACATCGGCCGGCTGGATCAGCACGTTCAGCTTGTGACGGCGATAAGGAATCCTGATCGGAGTGAAATTGGGCGTTCCCTTAGGAGTCCATTTCGGTGTGAACTGCTGGGAGACCTCTGACATGATGGCCGCGGAGGCGATGTAGTCCGTGTTGGACTGGATGCGGGTCATGTGCTTCGCGTCGTCGAATCCGTTGTAGATCCTCTTGTTAAGGAGCTCCAACTTCATCTTAGGAGGCATCGTCATCTTGAACTCGGCGTTGAGATCCGTGATGTCGATAGATGCGTCTTCCATCGCCGTGAAAGCGTAAGGATTGACGGAATCAAGGGCTTCCTTCACGATCTTGTTGTGTGCCGCCGCCATATTGATGGCAAAGACCTTGGCCTCCTTGGACGCAGGAGCTGCCGTGGCAACCGGCTTAGGCTCCGGCTCGGAAGCCAATGAGACAACGTCATTCTGTAGTTTCTCGATCTGTGCTGTCAGCGCGGCTGTTGCTTCCGCCGTCTTGGCGGCTACAGCCGCGTCGAAAAGGGTCACGGCATCAGCCTCCTCTTCGAGGTTGATGCTTTCGAGTTTGTCGAGAAAGTCCTGGCCGTAGTTTTCCAGAACCTTCTGGCGCTCCTGGTCGGTAAGGGAGACCTTGCCGTCCTTCACGTCAAGCTCGGTCTTGCCGAAGAGACGGGCCACAAGTCGGCCCATCTTGGAATTGTTGAGAGTTTTCTTATCCATTATGAAAAAGATTGGTTAAATGCTTGCAAGTGCGAAGACCGCATCTATTGTCTCGTGGAGGGTCTTCCTGGCATCCGCCATGTTCAGGCGCAGCGCGTCGGCGGTGAGGAACATCTTTCCCGAGAGAACCCCGTCCTGATCCTTGTGGATGGTAGGCCTTCCGGCCACGACGGCATCCCTGAACTGATCCACCAGCGGCTTCAGCTCGGCCTTCGCCGCCTCGTACCTTCCGGAAAGAGCCTCCCTGTAGGCGAAGTTCTTGTCCGGAGACTCCTCGGCATAGATGACAATAGTCTTCTCTCCGGTGGTAGGATTGGCAGCCGTGCTGTCGATGAACACGGCCATGGCTCCGATGGAGCCGACCTCGGAAAGGTCGTTGTCCATGTAGATGGCGTCACATTGGGAGGCTACCCAGTAGGCGGCGGAGGCACAGCAGTCCACATGTGCGTAGACCGGCTTTCCGGCGGCCTTCGCGTGGCTGATCGCCTCGATCATCGGAGGGATGGCAGACGAACTGCCGCCGGGAGAGTCTATGTCCAGGATTATGCCGATGACATTTTCGTCATCGGCCATCTCCCGGAGCCTTTTAGCTATGAACGTTGTGCCGTAACTCTCGCAAGTGTCGTACTTCGTCATCGTTCCGTGAATAGGGATGATAGCCACACGCTTGGCCTTTTCCGGCAGAGCACCGGAGTCGGAGACCGTGGTGACGCTTGCCGCCTTCACCTCCATCTCCACGGGCGTCTTGTTGAGAAATGAGCGGGCGATGGGAAGCAGCCGGTCCGGATTGGAGACCAGCCACTTTCCCTGAACGATGTCCCTTGCCAGTTGGAATGTGTCTGCTTTCATCTTGTTAATCAATGTTTACGCAAAGATACCAGCGAGACACCCGTAAGGAAAGGACACGCTAAAAGACAGGGAATTGATACGAGCTGGACAGCTTCAAGGTGTTGGTTTCGTTGACCTCGAAGGCAAGAGGCAAGTCCTCGGTGCCGTAAGTCTCATCGTCCCCGTGGCAGAATCCTACCTTTAATATAAGGTTGTCCCTCATAATCTCCGAGGACTCCGAAAGCGTGGCGTTGATCTTGACGGTGGCCAGCCTCCCGGCATCCTCCGTCTTCTCCGACCGCTCGATGGTGGCGGTCCCTGGAACGAGCGCAAGTTTATGCCAGACTCCATCCTGTCTGTCAAGGCTCTGGGCCTGCAATGAGTCAATGATTCTGATCATCTTTCAATCCGTTTATGTTTATACTGCTGTTGATGTAATCCACCTTGTTGATAAGTTTCTTCACTAGTTTGTCCAGCGTCTGTTGCGATTGCCTGTAGATCCTCTTGTGCAGCGCGTCGAAATAGTCGGTGCTGAACAATCCCCTCGACACGATGAACGCAGTGACTATGTCCTTCTTCTGGACTCCGAGCTCGTAGCCGGCAAGGTAGTACTGCTTGAACTCGATGTCAAAGAAGGCGTTGATCGCCATATTCAACGCCACCGTGCTGTACTTGTCATAATAAAGGAACTTATCCCTCATAGGAGCCGTGGCGATGTCGCTTGGCAACTCCAGATCCACGACCTTGTCGCCTTCCAGAGCCACCGGACCCTCCGCCACCTTGCAATGAGCCACGAGAAGCCTGCCTATGCTGTTTCGGGCATAGACTTTCAGAGGCCCGCCCGGACTGTCAGGCGGGAACAGGTAAGCCAGATAATCCGCCATCATCGGCGAATCCACTTTCAATTTGACATCGAGCATTTCACAGTTCATCAAATATTATAGCCACATTTTTCGCAAAAACAGCAACTACACCAACTACACTTGAAGCTATGTTTGATTTTCAATGAGTTAACCAAAAACGAGGTGTAGTTGACCCTCGAAAATGTGTAGTTAGTGTAGTTGGAGTCACCGCAAGTGTAGTTGAATGTAGTTGGAGTGTAGTTCTTCAACTACACCGCAACTACACCTTATTTCGTTAATATTCATTCATTTACTTCAAGTGTAGTTAGTGTAGTTAGTGTAGTTGGGTTTTTCGTTTCCTCAGCAAAATAATTTTTCACTAATTTACGTAATTTATTGAAGAACTACAATAGATAACACAATATAAACATTTGTTCTATTTAAAAGTATATAAAAATAGTTATTTTACTTGTGCCAAATTTTGGCACAACCACTCCGATTTTCCTCATTTTCCCCATTTCCCCCGAAAATCACCCTCTTGGTGAAAATCGTAAGCAAATGCCGCTATTTCGCTTCCGCTTTTTGATTGGTTATTATAAAATCGCCGTTTCACACACTTGTTTCCAATAAAAATCGTAAGTAATTAATGAAATATCAGCGACTCTTCCTGTATGACACAAAAAAAGGCGGCGTCCATACGGATGCCGCCGCGCCTGTCGGTGAATGAGATACTCGCCTTATCCTGAGTCAGGTTGCAATCAGGCGAATTTGACAGACGATAGTTCTTGGCTGAAGTTCTTTATGCCCTCCTCGATTTTCTTCACGGTCTTCGGGGAAGGATGCCTGTAGCCGCTGATGTAGTGGCTAAGAATGGTCTGGCTCACTCCGGTTACTTTCTCCAGTCCGGCAAGCGTTAGGATAAACGCATATTGTTGGAGGAAAGAGGGAACGTCGTTGTAGAACTCAAAATCGACATCCGGACACTCTTTGCCCTCTTCCGCAAGCATCTGCTTTGCCTCCTCATAAGAGTTGTAAAAGTCCTCTATGGCTTCTTTGGCTGTCTTGCCTTGACCGAGAAGTCCGAATGGAATCGCTTTGTTATACTCCATTGTTGCGTCGAAGGTTCCGTCCGAACCTCTCGCGATATAAACCTTTGCCTTCATATCTGATTTTATTAATTAAATATTTGTTAAGCATTGGGGTGGGTTATAGTTCCACCCCCGATTGCTTGCTTATGTTCTCCAATGTCCGGTCTTTCGCTTCTTGGCTGCTGTGTCGCGGTATCTGGAACTTTATTCCTGTTATCGGACTGAACCACCAGTCGTGGTTTTTACCGTGCGAGAGGAAAGAGCATCCGCCTTTCTTCAGCTTCCTTAGGACTTCCGAGTATCTCATTACCGTTATTGTTTTGATTGCACTACAAAGATAAGGAATTTCTTAACATTTGCCAAATTTTTGGCGATTATTTTTACTTTTTCTTTTTTCCGAAAACGGCCTCGACCTCCTCGTCGGTGTCCGGATCGCGTCTGATCCGGCGGTAGTCGGGACTGAAAGTGATACTGACAAGGCGTTCCTGATGACAGACGCAGATCAGGCCGATGACAGCCTCGTAGTCACGTGGGGAGACCTGAACGAGATAATCCACCCATTCCAGAAGAGGGAGGCTCCGCAGCCACTTCACATACGCCCGCCGCCTGGCCGCAATCACATTGGCGTACCTGTTCCGGAACGCCTCCTCCTGCTTCCTTGAATACAGAACATATCTCCTTAGGTCCTCCATCACTCCTCCCAAAGTTCGGCATCAACCGCTTCGGCTGGCTCGGTGACCGGTGGGGGAGTGCTGGCCGCCGCGCGGTTGTCCCCGATCTCCAACGTGTCGGTGGAGATGTCAAGGTCAATGCCGTAGTTGACCTTGAGCGCGTCATAGTCAAAGACCATCGCCGTGGTGACGCGGCTCTTGCCGGTCTCCGGATTGCTCGACACGTAGGTCTTGTTCTCCAGCAGCTTGAACCGCATCGACTTGGCCGTACCTATGAACTCCGGTGAATGCTCAAGATAGTACTTCAGCGAATCCCTCGGGATCACCTTGCCGTTCACGTCCTTGCCCTCCTTCATATAGAGAGCCGAAAGCCGCTGGAAAGCCAGATAGATGTACCGCACTCCGTGCTTCGGCTCGAACGGAACATCCGACTCCTTGATGGCGAACGGACGGTCCCCGGCGCAAAGCTTATAGTCGATGTTGATGTACGCCTGTCCGGATGCCACCAGATTCTCCACAATCTCCCAGAAGCCTGAAAGCTCGTTGTTCTGCTTAGTCTTCTGGTTCTGATCCACACAACCCTTGCAGCAAAGCCTGAATATCTCCTCGCTGTCAAACGGCACATCGATGTCCGTCCTCAAAGCCCGGTAGGCCGCCAGCAGGATAGCCCAGTTCCTCAGTGTCCTGTCCTCGACATTGTACGAACGCACCCTGTCATTCATGTCCGACAAAGTCTCATCCCAAACCCTTCTGAAATCCGTCTGGAACTTGGAGCGCAACTGCAACAACTGGTTCGTCAGATGCGTAAGCCCTCGCTTCTCGATAAGCTTCAGATTCTCGTAGTTCCTCTTCTCCTGGTCGCTGAACGTTGTCTTGCTGAATGTCAGGAACACAAGCCGGTTGAACAGAGCGATGTCGGCGGTCGGCATCTCCTGACCGCTCATCACAACCCCGCAGTCCACAGCCGTGGTCTCGCGCCTCTTGTCGTTGTCCATATTCATCCTCGAACGCCCCGCGCCGTCCCATATTCCTTTAAGGAACTCCCGCTTCTCCAGATCAAGGTTGTTCTTGTACTCATCAAGATGCACCACCGCGTTGCTCACCTCCGCCACCGCCTCGGCAAGAGCCGCCTTGGTCGTGTTGTTGATGTTCGGCGCGATGTTGCCCGTCACGAAGAAGGAAGTCAGCGAATGACCCAGCTCCGACTTTCCCGTGCCCTTCGGGCCGAACAGATCCAGAATGGGGAACGATGTTGTCACCGATGTCACAACGTCCTTGAACAGCGACGCGAACAGGAAGCAAAGCGCCACCTTGGCGTTGTCCCCGAACACGGTGATGAGTTTCTCTGAATATTCCCGCAGCGTGATGGTGTTAGCCTCCGTATAGACAAATTTCCTTGCCAGCTGGTAGCCTTGGGTATTGTCCCTTGTGTCCAGCGCGCAACCAGGAAGATAGAACTTCTGACCCTTGATGTCGATGATTCCGTACTTGTCCACCGGCTTGAACGTGCCGTTGTCAAGGCCGCCGTTGCCCCAGGCATAGAAGCCCCACTTCTTCTGCCACCCCAGCTGCTTGATCTCATCAGCCGAAGGCGTGCCGTCATAGAGGAACTTCTTCAGTGAGGTAAGCTCGTTGGCCGTTGCCTCCCAGACATAGTTCCCGGCCGTCTCGACCCTCGTTTTGAAATCCGTGAACGACACGAGCTCGCTTTGGTTCAGCTTCACCACCGCCTCCTGCATCTTGACGTTCCGCAGCGTGAATATTCTTCTGGCGTTCTTCTCGTCCCGGATGTGCAGGATCGGGGTCATCGTGAAGTTGCTCCACCTCACATCGTTCCCGGATCTTGAAGCCCAATAGTAGCAGTTGTTCTTGACGTAGAAGCCATAGTTCTGGAGCATCTCCTTGGTTCCGTCCTCCTTCGCCTCGGAGCGCTCCTGGTCATTCTTCGCCTTGAAATATTCCTGGTTCCAGATCTTGCCGAACTTGTAGGTCTTCGTGAAGGTCTCCCTGTACATATCCGCCGAACTCTGGTCCGGCACCCTGGCCAGCAGCTTGCAGACCTCGGTGATCACGGCGGCCTTCTCCGTCTGCGAAGCGGCTGCTTCCATCCATCTCTTGCAGATCCAAGGAATATAATCGTTCGTCCTCTGGAGGTTGCATTCGTCAAATTCGTGCTGATGTGTCCGGAAGAACTCATCAGCATCCTTGCCAAGCTCCGGCGGCAACTCCATCACACTGACCGAAAGCCCCGCCTCCGTCATCAGCTTGGCGTTCTTCTGGACCGCCTCGATACCGGCCTCGTCTGTGTCCCCGATGATCGTGACCCTTTCGGCCCTGGATTTCAGCAGGTCGATCTGGTCCTGAGTCAAAGCCGTTCCGCACGGAGCCACGGCATTCTTCACCCCGATCTCGTGCAACCGGCATACGTCCAGATTGCCCTCGACAAGGTAAGCCTGCTTCGTGGCGTAGATCTGCATATTCGCCTGGAGCCACCCGAAAAGGATTCCCTTCTTCTTGTACAGTTCAGTCTCCCCGGTGTTCAGGTACTTGGGAACGCCCGGCTTGTCACCGATGTACCGTCCGGAAAAACCCGCTATGTAGCCGCTTGTCCAGAACACCGGAAACATTATCCTGTGCCTGAACGAGTCATAGACCTGCCCGGTGTTCTCGTTCCTCTTGACCAGTCCTGCCGCAAGCAGCACGTCCTCCTTCCATCCAAGTCCCGTCAGGTACTGTTTCAGGCCTCCTTTCTCTGGAGCGTAGCCGATGCAGAACAGCTCGGCGGTCTCGGCTTTGATCCCGCGCTTCTTCAGGACATATTCCTTGGCTCCAGGTGATTCCTTGTACCGTTGGATGAACCACTCGGAGGCCAGCTTGTTCACCGTCATCAGTTGCGACCGTCGGAACTCCGCCGCCTTCTCCTCCGGTGTAGGCTCCTTCTTCTCGTAGTCGATTCCCAACCGTCCGGCAAGATGCTCCACCGCCTCGTAGAACGTCATCCCGCGCCTCTCCATCACAAAGCTGATGGCGTCGCCGGTACGTCCGCACCCGAAGCAGTGGTACATATTCCTCGATGGTGTCACCACGAACGAAGGAGTCTTCTCCCCGTGGAAAGGGCAACAGCATTTGTAGTGGCTGCCTTCTCGCTTGAGCTCCACGCCCTCGTCCTGGATGATCGAGACGATGTCCCGCTCCTTGATCTGGTCTTTTACATAGTCGGGGATCATAAGTCAAATAAATCTATGGCCTGGCCATTGTCCGAACTCTCGAATATCCTTTTGCAGGAATCATCGTTCACTCTCTCGTTAGCCTGGTCTATCTCGAAAATCAGCTTCCTTGCGATGCCGATGTTCTGCTCAAGATGGCATTTGCGCTGGATCTCCCAAGTCTGCATCCGTGCCGGTTCAAGCCCTGCGAACTCCATCAACTGGACTTCCCAAAGCTGCACGGCCATCTGGCACGCCCCGCGCAGTGCCGACCATTCCGGCCTGTCCATCTCGAACACCGAGATCAGGCCTCTTGAATCCTTGTCGGCGTACATAGCCTACCGCTTTTCAGGAAACAACTCCTCCACGGACTCCTCGACCCCGAAGACATCCTTGACGTACTTCCTGATGTTCTCCTGATAGAGCGGCTTAGGCCGCCTCGTCCCGTTGCACCAGGAATATGCCGTTGGGTACGACACCCCGTCCATCACGATCAACGTCAATAAATCATTCCGCTGTTTCTGGCCCGCGGCCTCCCAAATCTCTTTGATTGCCATATCTAATGAATATCTTATCAGTTTCTCCGAACACTTTCCGTCACAACTGTGTTCTTCAGCATCCACGCGTCCGGATTGCTTTCCGGATTGAACAGCCACGCCATCTCAACCTCAAAAGCCTTGCGATTGCACCTAGCCTTGTGACGACCTCTCCAGCCTCTCCGAAGCTCAGCGCTATCCCCAGCGTCCCCAGGTGCCACCACGCGAACTCCGCCTTCCCCGCAACAGCCTGCACCGCGTTCACCATCAACGCCACCGCGATCACCACCGCAAGCACCCTCCAGATGCCCACCGATGTCCTTTCCATTCGATCTTCTACGCTCATAACTCATTTGTTTTCTGAATATTTTATTGTTATCTTCGCTCATTTGATGCTGTATTGCATTTGTATTGCGTTTGTGTTTACACCGCAAATATAAGCAATGCTTTGAAATATTCAAGCATTGCAAGCAATTTTTTTTGAAAAAAGTAATATTATGGAGAATACAACTGTAAAGGAAAGGTTAACCAGTTACCTGGCCTTCAAACGCATCAACAAATCAGAGTTCGGTAGAATTATCGGAGTGTCAACGTCTTTTATCGCTTCGATGCGAAAGAGCTTGCAGCCCGATAAGGTTGCAAGCATCGCTCAGAATTTTCCTGACTTGAATATTCAGTGGCTTTTGACAGGGGAGGGAAATATGCTGAATGCTGGTTCCAATAGTATAGGTGATGGTAACATTGCCGCTGTTGTTGGTAATAACAACAAGCAGACTATCGGTAACATCGACAACCGCCAATATTATTCCGACAGCCCCGATGTCCTCCGCGCCCAGATCGAGCTCCTCGACGAACGCATCAAAGAGAAGGACGCCCAGATCAAAGAGAAGGACGCCCAGATCAAAGAGAAGGACGCCCAGATCAACCGTCTCCTCTCCATCCTCGAAAAACAATAAGAAAGGCCCCACCTCGCGGCGTGACCTTCCCTGATGTTACAACAATTAACGTATATATAAAACTTGTCTATAGCCTAAGTTTAGGATTAACACACAATAACGACTATGAGTAAAGAAAATTATCAATCAGGCAAAATCCCGGCATCCTCACCGAAGAACCAGCCGGTTCCGACACTGCCTCCACCTGCGCCGCCATCGGAGTTGAATGATGTTCCGGTTAAAAGATGAATATGCACAGGCCGATGAGAAGAACCAGTCCTAACGCTATTCCGGCTAAGGTCATAGTCAACCCGACCCGATAGGCGGAACACATCCTTCTCCTCAGCTCGGTATTCTTCTTATGCCTCTCATCAAGGTCCACGAGATATGCAAGTTTCCGGAAGTGTGCCTGTTCGCCTTTGGGATATCCGTTCAGCCAGTCCAAGGCTTCCTCGGATAGCAACACACTCGGTTCGCCTCCTTCAGGATAAACCGTGACATTGTACAGGACGCCAAACCACATCTGTGCGGCGGGAACAGATAATGCCACTATGCCGTAAGCGGTCATCAGCATCACGAGCAATGATCCTTCTTGACTGGCCAATGTTCCGACAAGGATGCCGATGAGGGAAACGATGGCAGCCAGATACCATCCCAAAAAAGTCTGAACCTGCTGCTGGGTCTTGGCTATGGCATCGAAGTCGTTCCTGAGTGCGGCCCTCGCCTCTTCATAAGCCAGATCCACAAGTTTGGGAGGAAACTCTTTTGAGTCTATTTCGAAATACTTTCTCATATAGATCTTTTCTGCAAACATAACAAAATTTTGGAAACATTAAAAGATTAATGCAAAACGATAAGCATATTGGTGGAAGGAAAACGTCCGGAAGGAGCCGTGGCGTGCGCCAAATTTGCGCCAAACGCCCCGGTTCGCCTGCCCTGGACGGCTTTCAGTTGGGGGTGAGAGTGTCCGAATTCCCCCGTGAAATGTCCTTCCCCCGCTACTAACACGGACATTGAGTAATCAGTGCCCGTTTCTTTTATCCCCTCACCTCTCGCAGAACCCCGTAGAAGCCCGATTTGCCTAAAGAATTCGTTCATTCCATCGGTTCGATAGCAACGCTTTTCACCATCCCATTTTATACCCTTTGGAAAGGCCAGATTCTGTATCTTCTGACATACCTTGAAATCCATCTCACCCCACGTGGAACCAAGTGAGGAGGCGATTTTGAATGCCACGTCAGTATATTCCGCAAGGTTCGATAGGTCTCGTGAGCAATCTTTCAGTTCTTTTTCGCAATTTGCGATTTTCGCCTCCAAATCAGACTTGACTTCATTGTAATCATCGTTGTCAATACCGTCTTCTGTCAAGAATCTCATCTTTGCCTTTTTCAATTTTGTTTGAAGTGTTTTTAGATTCTTTTCAATGGCGTTCTTGCTTATGAGGTTATCGTTTTCTTTTTCCTTGAATTTCCTTTCGATTACTCTTTTGTATATCGGTAATAAACTTTCGGGAACATTCAGACCATTGAGGATTTCAGCGTACTTGCTATGCAGTTCTTTGGCGGACACATTCGTTCCACACCCTTTGACCCCACATTTGTAGTATTTCAGACCTTTCTTCTTAACGGTGTATCCACTCAGTGCGTGATTGTCCTTGGCGCAAAATACGTGCATTTTAAGCGGAAACTCCGGTGTCTCTTCCGCTTGTTGATAGTTCTTGTTGTTTCCTGCCAGTATATCTTGAACTTTATAGAATGTGCTTTCGCTAATCATCGCCTCTTGTTTTCCTTTGATGATTTCACCGTTCAAATACCGATGCTCCAGCAGTCCGCAATAGAAACTGTTGTGCAGACATTGCGATAGTTTTTGTTTGCTGATATTAAGTCCACGTGCTTCCAATCGTCTTATTATTTCCGCTTGCGAAATTTCAGGTTCCTCCACTATCCATTCAAAGGCTTTTTTCAATGTTTTCCCATCCTCGTTGATGGTTATAATGTGTCTCTTCCCCTCTTTTCGAGAGTCGTACCCAAATGGCGGTCTGGAGTACAATTCACCTCTTTTGATGCAGGCTACCATTCCATCGTGGCATTTGTGTCGCCTCATAGCGTTGTCAATGTCTGCCATAATAATCAGAATGTTCTCAATCTGTTCCGCTAATATGTTGTTTGTGTCAATAGGCTGATTCACGGATTCTATTGTGATTCCTTTCCTCTTCAATGTACTCTTGTAGGTGATGCCGTCAATGGAGTTTCTTGAAAATCTGTCAAAGTCGAAGACTACAATAGTGTTGTATTCGGGATTCTCTCCGACAGTTCCAATCATATCCAAGAATTTTTCTCCGGCAAATTTCGCAGATTCGTTTTCACCTCCGAAGTATCCTTTTATGCGAATGTTATTACGTTCGCAATATTCACGGCAAGCCGCTTTTTGAGTGTCGATTGAATAGTTCTGTTTGTATTGGTCTCGTGAGTTTAACATTAAATTGTATAATTAATCCATAGTTCTTATTGTAATAAGTTGGGGAACAATTAAATATCCCCGCTTTTTCC